CTGAAAGACCAAAAGTGTGGGTTCCACCTTCATCTCTAGATGCACCCCCTGCACCTGATGGATTCAGGTACAGATGGATAAGAGCAGAGAGTGTTGGTTTTCAAGACACGAAGAACGTATCTGGACGTTTAAGAGAAGGATATGAACTTGTAAGGTCTGAAGAAATCGAAAACGCATCTGACTATCCAGTTATCGAAGACGGTAAATACAAGGGGGTAGTTGGGGTTGGAGGCCTTTTACTCGCAAAGGTACCTGAAGAGATCGCGAAGCAACGTATGGAATATATGGCTAATCGTCATAAAGACCGAAGCGAAGCAGTAAACAACGATCTTATGAAGGAGCAAGATAAGAGGATGCCTATCAATATAGATAGACAATCTCGTGTAACCTTCGGTGGTACAAAGAAAAGTTAATTTTTTAACGATTCTCTAATCATCGAATTTATATAACGTTAACAACTAATTGGAATAGGATAAAACTATGGCAAACAGAAACACACAAGGTTTTGGACTTATCCCAGCTGGAAGATTAGGCGGAGGAGCCTCAATCCAAGGTCAAGGGAAATACAAAATCGATGCTGGCCACAGCACAACTATTTACAATGGTGAATGTGTTAAAGTATCTAGCGGTTATGTAGTAGGCGGAAACGGTTCTGCTGCAGATATCATAGGTGTTTTGAACGGAATATTCTACAACGCGGCTACAACTTTGAAGCCAACGTTTGCGAATTTCTACAAAGCAACTATCACACCGGCTAATAGTGAAGACACAACAGCCTTTGTAGTAGACGATCCATTCCAGCAATATGTGGTTGCAGCGGATGATGCAACTGGAGTAACAACAATGTTAGAAACGTATGACATGAACACATCAGCTGGTAGCGATACTACTGGTAAATCATCGTCTACATTAGACATTGCGACGACTTCAGCTAACGGTAAACAATTCAGATTATTAAGATCAGCAGAGGATCCTTCAAACGAAGATGCTACTGCAGCTTTTGCATCTGTAATTGTTGTATCGAATCTTAATTCGTTCAACGGTCACAATTAATAGGAGCATATAGACAATGGCAATATCACGATCACAGCTAGTTAAAGAACTAGAACCAGGCCTAAATGCACTATTTGGGCTGGAATACAAAAGGTATGAAAATCAGCATGCTGAAATTTATACAAGTGAAAACAGCGACAGAGCTTTTGAAGAAGAAGTAATGTTATCTGGTTTCGCGAACGCGCAAGTAAAAGCAGAAGGTAGCGGAGTCTCTTTTGACGAAGCACAAGAAACTTTTACAGCGAGATACACTCACGAGACAGTAGCTTTAGCATTTGCTATCACGGAAGAAGCTATCGAAGATAATCTCTACGATAGACTAGCTTCTAGATACACAAAAGCTTTAGCAAGATCTATGAGCAATGCTAAACAAGTAAAAGCAGTTGAGCCTTTAATCAACGGCTTACCATCAACAGCTACTTTCAAAGGTGGCGATGGTGTTGCTTTATTTAGTACATCTCACCCTACAGTAGCAGGAACGTTTTCAAACACGTTAGCTACACAGGCAGATCTTAACGAAACTTCATTAGAGCAAGCAATGATTGACATTGCAGCTATCACTGATGAAAGAGGTCTTAGAGTTGCAGCTAGAGGCGTAAAAATGATTGTTCCTTCGGAAAATCAATTTACGGCTGAGAGATTAATGAAATCTCAAGGTAGAACTGGAACAGCTGATAATGACATCAACGCAATCGTATCTATGGGTATGGTTCCTCAAGGTTATAGAGTGAACAACTACCTAACTGATAGTGATTCGTTTTACATCATTACAGACGTACCTAATGGTATGAAAATGTTCAACAGAGCTCCATTAACGACTGCAATGGAAGGTGATTTCGACACTGGCAACGTAAGATACAAAGCTAGAGAAAGATACTCATTTGGAGTATCAGACCCTAGAGGTATTTACGGCGTAGAAGGTGCGTAATAACTAATCTTGAAGGGGGCGAGAAATCGCCCCCTTTTTTATTGAAACAAAGGTGAAATATGTTAAAGGACTTTCAAGTAATAATATGTGCTTATGGGTATCGCACTAGATTTAAAGTTAAGTGCGAAGATTCCGCTGAGGCTATTGAAAATGCAATAGTTGACAAATTGGGACAATCTGATATAAAGTGGGATGAAACAGGATTTTACGATACCCGTAAAAAATGGATTACCTATGAGGAGGTCCTTGATGCAAACACTCGAAAACCTCTACAAACAAAAGAGGTCCTTGGAGTTAGACTGGGAACAGGAGCATCGTAAGTCAGGGAGATACACTCTCGACATGGTTAGAATAGACCATGCTGTAAGAGAGCTAATTTCTGACATAAAAGCAAAAGAAGCTACTTTAGCAACTTTGCAAAATAAAATAGATGACGCTGCCCCAGAAGTTTCAGTAGCTACTTAATAAAAAGCTACATTTCAGAAATACCACTTTCACTACAGTATCTCTTGCACTCTTTAAAAAAGAAGAGTATAAAACAATTAAGTAATTGGTTGTTCAATTAAGAACAACTGGTCTAATAAGGAGGACTGATTATGACAACACACTTTACTTCAGGAGTCACAAACGTTGCTGCTAATGGTGACGGTGGTAGATTAAAATCACCAGATCCAATTAAGTATCACGTTTATCATGAGGACTTCGATAAATACACAGCTAGTGACTGGGTAATCACAACTACTGAAGCTGGTGGCGGAGACGCTACAGAAGCTTTAGCTGATGGTGATGGCGGTTTACTAGTTATCACGAACGACGCAGCAGATAATGATTCAGATGAATTACAATGGGCTGGTGGTTCAGGCGGCGTAATTGAATCTTTCAAATACGAAGCTGCAAAAGGTCTATACTTTAAAACTAGATTTAAAGTTAGCGATGCAACACAATCTGATTTTGCAATTGGTTTAATCATCACTGATACAACAATTATTGATGGTGTAACTGATGGAATCTTTTTTGAAAAAGATGACGGATCAACTTCCGTAAATCTAATTATCAAAAAGGACAGTACAGAAACATCTGTTTCTTGCGGAACCGCATCTGATGACACTTTCATGACTTTGGCATTTTACTATGATCCAAAAGACAGAAAGTTTCACGCTTATAAAGACAATGTAGAAGTTGGAACCGGTGTGAATACAAATGCTCCAGACGACGAAGAGTTGGCTGTTTCATTTGCACTTCAAAACGGTGAAGCTGCTGCTAAATCTATGACATTAGATTACATTTCAGCAGGAAAAGAGAGAACAGCTAATACTGAACTCTAATAAATAAACTCGGGGCGCCTGGTAATGCAGGCGCTCTTTAAAAGGAGGACAAAACATGGCAGCAGACACAGTATTAAATACAACTGTATTTGACGGAGCAAAAAAACTTATCACTCACTACAATGTAGTTTCAGGTGACGGAGAAGGAAGCACAACTAAAATAGTTGATGTTTCTGGGCTAGCATCAAACAATGGTAAAACTTGCAAAACTGTAAGACTTAATAAAGTTAGTTTTAACGTTTCTGTAACAGCACCAGTTGATGCAATCAGAATGCAATGGGATGCAACAACAGATGTTGTATTTCAAACTTTAGCAGGTGAAATGGCATTTGATTATAGCGACTTTGGTGGTTTGAAAAACACAGAAGCTAGTGGATTTACTGGTGATGTAAATGTAGTTTTACCAGCTTGCTCTGCAGGAGATACAGGCACAATTGTTTGTGAATGGATTAAAGTTTACGAATCGTAGGAGCTTAAATGGCAAACACTACCTCTGGAACAACTACATTTGATAAAACATTCGCAGTTGATGAAATTATAGAAGAATCATTCGAAAGAATCGGACTACAAAACGTAGCCGGTTATCAATTAAAATCTGCTAGAAGATCTCTCAATATTTTGTTCCAAGAATGGGGAAACAGAGGTATTCACTATTGGGAAGTTGATGAAACTAACCTTGATTTAATTGAAGGACAATCTGACTATGATTTTTTTAGAGCTAGTAGTGATGGTACAAGCGCAACAACAACACCTACGAATGGAATTTATGGAATGTCTGATGTGTTAGAAGCACAGTTAAGACAAAACAGAACTCAGACAACTCAATCTGATTCTCCAATGACAAAAGTAGATAGATCTACGTATGCTGCTTTTTCAAACAAATTATCTAAAGGAACACCTAATCAATATTGGGTTGAAAGATTTATAGATAAAGTTAGAATACACATCTACCCTACACCAGATTCTACAAATGCATCAAACGATATGCATTTTTATTTTATTAAAAGAATTCAAGACGTTGACTCAACTTACACTGATGCAACTGATGTGCCATTTAGATTTGTGCCTTGTATGGTTTCAGGACTAGCATATTATTTAGCACAAAAATATAAACCAGAATTAATTCAAGCTATGAAGTTAGCTTATGAAGATGAATTAGCAAGAGCACTAGCGGAGGACGGGTCAGCTTCGAGTACTTATATTACTCCTAAAGCTTACTACCCAAGTACATAATGGCTAAATACGCAACAGGAAAATACTCAAAAGCAATATCTGATAGATCAGGTTTACAGTTTCCATATAATGAAATGGTAAGAGAATGGAATGGATCTTTTGTTCACATATCAGAGTTTGAACCTAAACAACCACAATTAGAACCAAAACCTATGAATGGAGACGCAATATCTTTGCGTCATGTACGACCAGCTAGAACAGAACCTAGTGTTCCATATTTATTACAAACAGATGCTTTTGAAACATATGCAGCCGGTTCTGGAATTATAAATGTAACTGCTCCAGGACATGGAATTACGAACGGAAGCACAAAAAGATTTAGAGGTGCTCCACTTGCTGTCACTGCATCTGGAGGGACTTTTCAATTTACAAACCCACAAAGTTTTGATGGTATAGCAGGATCTAATATTGCAAAAGCAGCAGGATATACAATAACCACAGGTATTTACGTAAATGATGCTAGAGATACTAGCGACTACTCAACCGCTAATTTTTTTCATTTTACAGTTGATACCAACACTGCTACAAAAGGAAGTGTAAAAGGAGGAGGCGACGGCTGTTCTGTTGGACCCGTTACTTTAACAGCATGATTAAATATATAAAAAAATTATGGAAAAAATGGTTTGGAAAAGAAGAACCAAAACAAGAAGTTAAAATTGAAATTAAACCAACTCATTGTTTAACACATTTAAGATTTAGAAAAAGCTGTCCAGCTTGTTTGGAGATTATTAGATAATGGCAGGTTGACTCTAATGTGTTGTCTGATTCTGTTTTAGAAAATATTATTTTAAATGCACAATATAGAATTTTTAGAGATGTGCCTATTGATGCAGATAGAAAACAACAAACGGGAAATTTAGTTACAGGTCAAGAAAGTATTAACGCACCCGCAGGAGCAGTTTTTATCAGAGGTATACAGGTATATGATTCTACTTCTGCAGTGACTGGACCTAATGTTTGGTTAGAGAAAAAAGATATAACATATCTTCAAGAATATGTATCTTCTACAGCTTCTGCTAGTAGAGGAAAACCTAAGTATTATGCCATGTTTGGCGGTGCTACAGGAGAGTCAGATACCACATCTGGTAGAATGATGTTTGCACCTGTGCCAGACACTACCTATAAATTTAGAGTGCATTACAATGCAGCGCCAGCTCTTTTAGAGAGCGATAATACCAACTATATTAGCTTAAACTTCCCTAATGGCCTGTTATATTGCTGTTTGGCAGAGACTTATGGTTTTTTAAAAGGGCCAGCAGATATGTTGACATTATACGAGAACAAGTATAAACAAGAGGTACAGAAGTTTGCGAATGAGCAAGTTGGAAGACGTAGACGAGATGACTACACAGATGGAACAATAAGACTTCCAATTGACTCACCAAACCCATAGGAGATAAAAAATGGCAATAACATCAGCAGTTTGTACAAGTTTTAAAGTAGAACTTTTAAAAGGCGTTCACAATTTTACAGCAACAACAGGTAATACTTTTAAGATTGCTTTGTACACTAGCTCAGCAACTTTAGGGGCTGGAACTACCGCTTATTCAACTTCAAACGAAATTACAAACACTTCTGGAACAGCTTACACAGCTGGAGGTGCAACGCTTACGAGTGTTACACCAACATCAGACAGCACAACAGCTGTTTGTGATTTTTCTGACGTGTCTTACACTGACGCAACATTTACAGCAAATGGCTGTTTGATCTACAACGATACAGCAACAGGCGATCCTGCTTGTGTTGCAGTTGCATTTGGAGCAGACAAAACTGTAACTAGCGGAACTTTTACAATTCAATTCCCGACAGCAGACGCTACGAACGCAATCATAAGAATAGCGTAAGGAGGTAGCAACGGATGTCCGTTACTAGAACTTATACGGTAACGGTGGTTAGCACCGGCTCTGGTAATAAATATGTTATTGATGGTGTTCAACAAGATACTTTATATTTAGCAGAAAGTGGAACTTACAGATTTGATCAAGCAGATTCTACAAACGGTGGTCACCCGTTAAGATTTTCTACAACAAGCGATGGAACTCACAACAGCGGAAGTGAATACACTACCGGAGTTACGACCAACGGAACTCCAGGTTCTTCTGGAGCTTACACTGAAATTACTGTAGCAACCGATGCACCAACTTTATATTACTATTGTTCAGTTCACTCTGGAATGGGTGGAACAGCAAACACTCCTGCATCAAACACATGGGGAGCTTTAGGGTGGAGCACAAATCGTTGGGCATCAGCCTCAGCGATTGTTCTTGGTTGGGGTGGATCATCTTGGAACGATGGTGAATGGGGTGAATTAGGTGATATAACACTAACCTTAACTGGTCAATCAGCAACTGTTTCTCTTGGAACGCCAGATGTTTTCCCTGAACAAGGATGGGGTAGAGATACTTGGAACTTTGAATCTTGGGGTGAATCAGGACTTACTGTTGAACTAACAGCTCCTGATGCCATGACAGCTTTTGTAAGTGGACAAGGATGGAACGTTCAATCTTGGGGTGAAAATCAAGGTTGGGGTATGGTTGTTTTAAGTCCTGCAGATGTAATGGGAGTTACTGGAGTATCATCAACTTCTAGTGTTGGCTCTGTTTCGTTTGCAATAGATACAGAATTTTCATTAACAGGAGTTTCTTCAACCTCCGCTGTTGGATCATTAACTCCAGCAGATGTGATGGGATTAACTGGTCAAGCAGGAACGTCAGCAGTTGGATCTATTTCACCAGCAGATGTTGTAGGTATAAGTGGTGTATCAGCCACATCTTCATCAGGATCTATAACAATTGGATCAAGTCCAGTTATAGTTCCAACGGGACAACAAGCAACTGTTTCTGTGGGAGGTATTGATCCGTTAGCAATTGTTCAAGGTCTTACAGGTCTTGCAGCTACATCTGCAGTTGGAACCTTAGTTCCAGCAGATGCTATAGGATTAACAGGAGTTTCAGCAACAGCTGAAGTTGCTGCTTTTGGTACTGCTTCTGGCTTCGGAATTCAAGCTTATGAAGCTATTGACACGGGTTCAAATTCTTCGTATACAAATGTTGCAACTGGCTCAAATACAAGTTATAGTGATGCAGCATAGGAGAAAATAAATGGCTTCAACATACACAGGTTTAGGTGTCGAACTTCAAGCAACTGGCGAAAACGCTGGAACATGGGGGACGAAAACTAATACAAACTTACAAATTATA